GGCTCTTCCTTTCTTACCTTCTCCACCTTCAACAATCACTTCTTCGCCTACGACAAAATTTGGATCTGATGCAGAAATTTCAAATGAAGTCAATGAACCGATTATTTCATTACGATAACGAGATACGCCATCTTCGTCCCAAGCCTCGACTTGTTCGTTTGTTTCGAAAGTACCATTTAATGCGCTGAGAAATATAACTTCTATATACAGATTGCCTTTCTTTACACGCACTAATCTCTCAGCAAATGCTGAGGCTCGCGAGCTAGCACCAAAAATTTGTTTTCCTACGAAATTAATATTGGTCGGTGACGGAACCATTTCGATATATTTTTTATCTTCCCATTCATTGTCAGATAATTTAAAAACATCTCGTGATGGCTCGTAGACTCTCGCCTCAATACCATATACAAGTTTAAAGAATAAATCGACAGCTCGCTCTGTGCCTTTAGCTCTATAAAATTCTAAGGCATTTTTGACAAAAAGTCTTTTATTAGTCGCGATATTGAATTGAATATTTGAAAGATATTTGTTTTTAAAGTCGAGAATAAAATCTTCAATTGTATTATCGATATCTCTATAATTTGTCAAATTTCGAGCGTGATACAATTCTCTATTATTTGATTCCATCCACTCATAATAAGCTTGAACAAAAGCAACAAACTTTTCGCCTTCTGTTCTATAGAACTCGGGAAATTGTTGTTCGATAAATTTGGATATATTTTTTTCGACTTCTAAAGCCATTAGAGTCTAACCTGTTCAATCGATACCTTAATATCTTGGTCGAGTGTTCTAATAATAGATTTTTTCTGCGAGAATATATCTTTTTCTTTTGGAGTCACAGTTATTTTGAAACTTGTTTTTAGATCGCCCGTGGTAAAATTATTCAGTCTAATACGACCTGTAATATAATTGACAAAACCAATTTGAGTCAAAATTTCCCATTCATTATTAGAAGTTTCACGTACAATATTTAAATTACCGGCGCCGTCATCATGTATAAAACAAATATCTCCATCAAACGCGAACGATTCTGACTCGACAGCTCTTGATCGATTTAGCGGATAAGTGAGCGTATCAATTTTTCCGTAATCGTTTTCTAGCTGCATATCAAAATCTAATACGTAGTTATTTCTAGTTAATTCTGCAGTCGTAATAAATTGAGTTGCTTTTACTGTTGTATCATTACTTACAATAGCGTCTTGTGCTCCATCAATAGCTGCAACTAATTTACTAAAGAATAACGTCTTATTGAAACCTTCGAGGTTTTGGTTATTAAAATTCTGTATCGCTGATACAACCAGGGCCTTGATGTCATCAACACCTAATGACGTCTGTGTAATATTGTATTTGACTTTAGTATCTATTGATAGATACAAATAATTCGGTCTCACAAAAACCGGATCGATTGACAAAGGGCTGCGAGGTTTAATAAATGCTCTGTACTTATCTCTAAAGAGTTTTGGTAATTGATCTGTATTTTTTAAATCTACTGCTACGATGACTTTGCCATACATAGGAGGATCAAACTCTTCTCCACCATATGCAGCAACATCATTGATCTCAGAAAAATTGGCTTTGAGCAGCGTAGCATAATCACTAGCAGTAACTACTCTATTTTGTGTAGTGAAAGCACGAGGCGCATTGAACTTAATCGATTCTAACGACTCAGGTATAGAACCGCCAGATGCCCTACCATCAAATGTTGTTTCTACATTCGTGACAGTAGCAGTGCCAATTTTACCATCAGGAGTAAACTTATTAATACCGTTGGGCAATTCGCCGTTACATGTTCTATATTCCATCAACACAACGGAATTAACTTTTGGTTTTCTGCCTATAATGCCATCACCAAAAAGTATTTCATACGAATCATTTTCTGCGGCTTGTACAAAATAAACTTGATCTGAAGCACCTATTCCAAATAATGTTTCGGTTTTCTTATATGATAAAACAGTAGATCCATTATCTTCGATAACTGTAACTTTCAAACTATTAGTGTCGATAGTTTTGTTTGTTGCAATATATCTTTTTGTTGATACTCCGTCGACTACAAAAGAATCTTGTATATAATCACCTTCGTATATGATAACATCTGAAGCAACGAATGTAGTTCCTGTAGTGTTCGTCGCCTGAATATTTTCAGCAGTTGTAAAAGTAAAGTTTCTATTGCCTTCGGTGCCAGTAAACGAAGTGCCGCGCGGTATAATGATTGTCGCATCGTCAGTAGTGTCTGTCAACGTAATATTAACTTTAGCATACGCTGATCTGAATGATCGAGGTACATAGTTTAATTCTTTTGCATGAGAGATAATAGAATCACGAAGTAGCGCAGAATCGAGAAACATCTCATTCGCTATCATATTCAGATAAAATCCGTTTAGATTAGTATTATAAGCTAATACATCTAATAGTACGTTTATATTCGAAGCTTCAAAATCATAATCTTTAAAAGTATCTTGACCTGCAAGATATTCTTTTAGATTTTGTTTTATGCTTTGAAAATCGAGAGTTGTGAGATTTTTACTGGCTGCCATTTTATCTTACTCTGTAAAGTGTGATGTCAAGAGAAGCATCGGTTTGTGTTGATAGAACGCTGAAAAATATATTTACGTTTATCATATTTTGTTCTTCATTAGCTGTGACTTTTACTTCTAATAATCTAACTCGCGGCTCGTATCGTTCAACTAATTGTTCTATGTGTGTTTCGATTTCTTGAGTGATAACATCATCGAACGGCTCAAACAAATATTTTGTGATATTTCCACCAAAATCCGGATTTCTGAGTCTTTCATATTTATTAGTCAGAATTAGATTACGAATAGACATTTTGACTGCATCTACGTTTGTCTTTCGACTAATTTGATTTGTATAGGGATGAGGCAAAAAAGTATGATTAAAATCGCTATAGATATCGCGATCCCTATTTAACTGCTTATATTCGTCATCTGATTTTGCTGTCTTAACACCCATGTTTTTCTCTTTTAATTGTTATTTATGGTGTATTCGATGAAGCTTCTAATGCTTCTACTCTTTCTAACAGATCTTTAATGTCAACGCCATCAATAGTCGTATTTGCAGCAGAGATAATAACATTTCCCGTACTCGGTCCTTTTAATTCTATCGATTGATTTTGTATAATCATTTGTGTATTGCCTACTGATGTTTGTACTCTACTCGTGATGATAGCTTCTTCGATATCAAAATGAGTATTAGTCGTAGCACAAAGTATTTCTCCATAGATATGTTGAGGCTCTACACAAAACATCGTATTACATGTGTCTATTAATTTAAGGCATATCTTTTTATTGCTACCATTATCTCCTGATTGTATTTGTATAGAACCGTCAGGACATATTTCCAAATATGGATCTCCGCTACTCGTATTAGCCGGAAAACTATTTGCATTGTTTGCTGCCATAAAAAGTATGCAGCCAGTCGATTCTCCCACTAACTCATCAGGAATATCTGGTATACCCGCAACCAAAGCCAATGCATTTGCTTGCAATGTTTGTAGTTCTAATACTAATTCTTCTGTAGCAGATTGCAATTGATCTGCGTATACTTCAATCGAGATATTATTAGAAAAAGTATTCGCAGTTAGATTTAGAAAGAAATCAGGTACAACATTGAGGTGACCCAATACTGCATATCTAGAACCGGGATAATTAGGAACTAATTGTCCTGAGGCTTCAACCAATCTATTTGGTGCACCAGGTGGTAGGTCAGTTCTGCATGCTTCAGACATTATTTATCCTCTCAACGGTATATTCAATGTTGTATTTTGTAATTGATCTCTAGATCTTTCAAGAGAATTAATCGATTGCTGAGTACTTTCAATGCTGCTCTTCACGTTTTCAATCTGATCTTTCACTTTTTGTACTCCATCCATAATTTCTTTGATTCCTGATTGCTCGTACAAATCGTCTTTTAAATCTTCATAAATGCCTAGGGCCTGGTCATATAGTTTAGCTGCACCGTCTAATACTTCTCTTGCTAAATCATTGAGAGTATCTCTGACCAAATTAGTAATACAGTTTACGAGCCTCGCAGCTGCTGAAGCAATAGCACCAGCCAAACCAGCAATTGCTCCAGCAAGTTGAGCTATTTCGATAGCGAGCTCAATCGCAGCCGCAACAGCGGGACCTGCTAAACCAGTTACCACTTTTTTTGCCCACTTCAAAATTTTGAGAGGATTACCAGGCAGACTGAGAATAGGAGCATAGTTTGAAATCAATGCAGATATCTCTTCGACTTTCGCTTTGATATGATCTGTCACTGTCTTCATGTGCTCTTCAACGAGCATCTCTAATCTCTCACAACTAAATTCACCGGCTACTGATTCGATATCACCATTGGCATTTTCTACTTCAGTTACGCCAGTAGCAGCCTCAAGTTCAGCTTGCATCTCTTTGATTCTATCAATTGTATGTTCTAATGACATTATTTCGGATCGCCTATGTCTGTGATTATTCCATTTGTAACTGTGATTGTTCTACCATTCATTGCAGTAAAAGATCCGGTCGCCGCAACAAGCATACTACCACCTTTTTCTACGGTCAACGAACCCATGATACCAACTGATGGTGTATCTAATGTAATACCAGTCGGTGATTTCATAACAATTTCATGTCTTCCATTAAATGTAGCGAGAGCATGAAAATCAAAAAGAGCGTTGCCGATAATACTATGTGTATAATTACTGTTCGATCTTTCTTTTCTATTTGAACCGACAACTAAGCTATATTCATTTGCAACGTCGATAAACAAGCTTCTTTCATGTTTATCTTGCATGTCTCTTTGAGTGTTAGGGTTTAGACCAACGTTCAAATAATAATTATTTTGGGCTGTCGTAGCATAATTGTTTCTGACGTCAACATAAAAATCATTTGTCTCAGAACCATCAAATTTACGGGCATTATCTCCGTTGGGTTCATAACCTATATTTAACAAAGCACTGTTTTTAACATCTATCGTTAGGTCAGTCGATTGATCTTTGATATCTCTACCATGTGTGACTGGTTCCCACCCGATACTCAGCGCGCCATTATTTTTGATCTCGAGATAATAATTATTCGTATCATTCTCTGTCAGTAATCTCGCTTGATCTTTCGGCTTCCATCCTATCTGTGTAACGCTATTGTTTTTGATGTCAAGATAATGATTAGTGAGTTCAGTTTCTTGTAACTGTCGACTCTCACCGTTACCTTCTTCATTATTCTCAGGTATCCAGCCGATAGTCGTTAACTGATTGTTTGCTATCTCAACATAATGATTTTTCTGCGAGTGTTCGTCTAACTCTCTCGCGTATGTGTATCCCCAACCGACATGAAGTTGAACATTATTTGCTACGTCAGTAATAAAGTTTGCTTGTTGTTTTTCGGGAATAATCTTGGGATCCATGATCTGATCTTTCTGATACAAATCTTCGATCTGATAACGTGCTATTCTCGATGTTAAAACTTTCTCGCCGTCAGTAGTAGTGCGTGGAATATATCCCACCGCCAAAAACATATTGTTTCCAGTCGTATGGAAATCATTATTACTAATACCAGTTGTGGTATTATTGGCTATCTCTAACTTCGCGCTGTGACCTACGAGTGTCTCTTTATTGCCGAGTACGATGTTATATTCACTTTCTGTTGTCTTTCGTACTCGTCGTCCTGACCATTTCTCTTTTGGTTTTTCTTTTAAATGAGAATCGTTTTGCTCTTCCCATTTATCTGGACCCATGCTGTCAGGATACGGCTTCTTGATGCCATCTCTGTTTTGTTCGGGCGGACCATTAGATACTTCTTCGTAGCTACCTGATCTGTGCCACCAGTGTATCCTCTCGTGTCCTGGCGTATCGTCTAGTTCAATCGCATGACCTGATTTGGTCGTATGAACGAGATTGTACGGATATTTTGTATCGTAGTCAGAAGGAGGTTGTTTAACGATACCAAACATTCCTTCAGTATATGGATGTTTGGGTAGAAGCTGACCTCCTTTTTCTGGAGATGATTCGTCTTCATACTCAGCAGCAGAAACAATTCCACCGTCGTTTTCGCCAACTCTCTTCTTGTCTTTCCACCATCCTTTCGCGAGCGCAGATACGTCCATGTAATCTTCTTCTTCAGTCGGAACATCGATCTGAAGCATTTTACCAGTACCTTCATCAGTAGGAGGTTCTGGAAATAAAGAATTTTTATGATAAGTGGCGAAAATGACTGGGATATTTGCTTCCGCACCGTCGAGATAAAAACCAAAAACATATGTCCCTACGGCGATACCGGTGGGAGATGTGCCGACAGCATCGATCCAATAAGGTACTTCAAACTCTTCGAGTTCTACAATCTTACGATAGCTAAGAGATGCGGACTGTATAGATGATAATGGCCACGCCCATAACAAATCATCATCAGAAATGCCATAAGTCTCTTCTTTTTTGCCGAGTTCACCAGTTTGGTCATGCAATACTCTGACTTTAACACGACCAAGATATCGCATTTCTTTTTCTTCATCAACAGGATCGAGCTCAACTACGCGGCCCAGAAACCAATAAAAACCCTCTCCTAAATTATAATAAGCCATTTAATCTCCACTATCCCAACGGTTGCTTAAACTGATTGGGTTTCGATACGTCCATCACTAAAAAATGGTTGAACTTACCATCTTCTTGTCTTTCAACTTGATGTTTCAAATTAGTCACAATATAATTTGAAACGAATATTTTTCCTTTTGGTCGTTCAGTTGCGCCAGAAACTATAGGTAAATCTAATGCTATCACATCGCCAACTCTGATATTAGTATCACCATATGTTCTGATTCTGACACTATATTGTCTCATTCTTTCTACGAATGCACGCTGTAAATGTATATTTTTATTATGTTCCATTTCTTGGCGTGTACCATCTTTAACTGCCATTCGTGTTATTCCTGGCTTTTTTGTGGCCATAGAATTATAATCACCGCTATTAAAATCGTTTTTATCGTCAGTAGCTACAAACTTTTTATGATCAGTGGGATTATTATATTCTTCTTTGAGATAATATGTTCCACGATGAATATCAAATTGTCTAATCTGATTTCTCAAAGCTCCATTCATCACTTTAGTGACTGACGAACCTTGATGTATCGTTTCGTAAGCAAGAATGTTTCTCACATTGATAGATGTTCCATAATCACTTGTTAAATGTGCAGTATCCAAAAAGAACGTTTTATCTGCCGCTTGTCCTTTACGATCTTCTATAAGTTTTTCTACTGTTTGAAAATGATAGCCTTCGTTGTCTTGATAAAAAACAAAGGTAGAAGATTTGTACTGAGACGATACTGCTCTTTCTTTGATGATGTCAACTACTTGAAAAGGTCTGACGTTATTCACAACATAATCAAAATAGCCTTTTGTTTCTTCATTAGTCTTTAATTGAATTTGTCCGTTTAAATCCTTATTAATTACAGTTTCCAGCGCCTCATGATATAATAAGTCTTTGTATCTTTTCGAAAATACTGTAGCACTATTCTTTAAAAAATCTTTTGTTGTACATCTTAATACATATGACCGAAGATTTGATTGTTCATTGGTTTTCATAGCCAAAACACTTTCTACTAGAAAATCATACACGAGTGTTTTTCGTGTAGGTGTTTGCATTACAACAGCAAGAGATTCTTCTCCACCGAGAGGAAATTCGTTGACTAAATCAATACCTTCTGCAATATAAAAATCAGCAGTAATAGTATGATTATCAAGAGATTCATAAATATCAAATCGTCTGACCAAATTAGCAATATTCATTGTACCTGAATTGCTAAAAGTCGACAGCCAGATACCGTCACCCGATAATATTATATCTCCTGCGTCGTATAAACTCATATCAAGCCATCAAATCATCAAGTTGTTCGTTCAGTTTATCTTTATATGCTCTATCAACTAGATATATTTTTCTTTTTGTTTCGTTTAACTCGATTTCATAATCGAAATAATAAAAGGGAGAAAAATAAATTTGTTCATCGGCAGGAATTACATTTTGTATTAATGTATAAGTGCCATGATTAAACGTAATTGTTTCATTACTATCATCGCCAGTTACATCAAAATCGGTGGTCATTGTACTCCAATCTCCGCTAATATGCTGTAGTACAACTGACGTTGTATTAGCTGACGCTACGGTTGCTGTGCCAGATTTAAGACCACTCGTAAAACTAACTATCTCATCATTAGTAAAAGTATTTGTTGCTTCGGCAGCAAAAGAATATGATATGATCATATTGGTTGATGCATAAATTTCTTCTTCTTTTCTTTTATAGCCAGTAACTCCAGTAATACTCGAAGTCAAATCCCAATATTTTTTTCTATTAGCTGACAAAGCATCATAACTACCGTTTGGTATAACTGAAATATCGCCTCTATAGTTGTTACGATACAAATAAACTTTTTTCTGAGACTTTGCTATCGACCCGTATTTTGATTTTATACTAGCAAGTAAAACGTTATCATCTAATGGAACGTCATTGTACGGATCGATAATATCATTTGTATGATAAACTAACCAATCCATATCTACATCGTCATAATAATCATATGCAAGTGTTTCGACTCTTTCGCCTTCTTTTATATCAGTGTCATAAAAGGCAGTATAGAAACCTTTGACTTCGCGATTAAAATCAACTCTTCTTAAAATATTGAGAGCAGTCTCATTGTTATATACGATGAGAGGAAACTTTCGGAAATATTCTGTTCGATCGCTCATTTTCCTTTATCCTGTATAAGCTTCTACTTCTTGGAAAGTCATTGCCATGATAATTGACACTGGTTGTCCATTTTGATAAAATGCAGATGTGCCTTCGCCAGTAAAATTGATACTAAAGTTTTTTACACCTGCTTTTTTATACTCTCCCCATAAAGAATTTGCTGGCTTTGGTACCGGCTTTACTAGATTCGGATATTTTAGAAATGTGTCCCCATCTGAACTTGGTGGTAGTATTTTTTGTCTGATTGTTTCTAGTATAGCTGTAAGTGTATCTGCTTCTTCAGCTGACCTCGGTACAAATTTCCACGTCCATTGAAATTCACGAAGATCTAAACCTTTAAAAAATACAGTCGGATGTGGATTCGGAACCATGCCCGATGCTGCTCCAGCAAGACCGCCAATGACGGGCTCTTGATCGACCAATGTGGTGAATGCATATGCTGCAGCAACTTTCGCTGCATCATCTCCCGCAGTGCCAGTTGTAATACCTCCAATTCGCGCCGCTGCGTCAACAAAGTTTCCATTACCTATGGAACGTGCTGCGTCCGTGAGTGCACTCGCAGCAGATTGAAATGATTGCGTTTTAGCTAGAGTTCCCAAAAATCCCGTATCTCTTTCTTCGAAACGAACAGAATGAAAAGTATTAAAGTTTTCAGGAATGGGCAATCTAATAGTAGCATTTTGTATAGTTTCACC